ATAACACCGGACAGCGCATGTATTTTTACAACAGAAACGCTATCAAATAATGATACCCATATATTTGATTCGCCGTCTAACGCTATACTATTAGGAGCTGCACTATTTAAAATAGGTGATCGGTAGTTAAGATACTCAACATTACCGGCAACATCTACTATAGTTTTATAATTAGTAAAGTCAAACGCAGAAACAATATTACCTGTAGTAGCGTCCAACTTTATAAGAGTATCTGCAACACCGTCCGCCACCCATGGTCTATAATCTTCTCCTATACCAGCACCCGATATAGCACATGCAATTGCATATTGGTTTCTGTTTGGTTCGACATCTATGTTTGTTCTAAGAGATGAAAGAAATATACCTACAGTGCCTAAGCAGTTACTAATTATTTGTTGCCTGAAGAAACGCCCTATATACCTAGATTGCGGTTGTGCGATCCAGGATATTAAAGTATCTTTGGGAAAGTTTATAGGGTCTTCTACTAGAACGGATGCGGTTAGAACAACACTTTCAACAGAGTAAGGACTTTTAAAATAACCTTTAAAGAACCCACCAACAGTTTGTGGAGCTTCTATTGTAAAATCCTCGTAAAACTTAATACCTGTTAACGGTACTATTGTTTGATCATTGTAATATTTACATATCCCGAATTGTAAGTCATAAAAACCTGTTGGTGTTGTAGAGTTCGTTATTGAAGATGATAGCGAGGAATATGTTTTTGTAGTATATCCTTCATCGTCTTTAAATTTAACAACAAAAGGTATATCGGTATTTTGCCAGCTATGAAAGGGTATATCAAAGGATGTAGAGGATAGGGCGCCTTCACCATCTATACCATTTGTTGTAATAGAAAGCTGTTGTGCCGGGTTATGCCTTACCTTTATGATAGGCATAGTAGTGTAGTTAATATTTTGAAATCCGCCTGGGGGATAATCGACAAAATTAAAAATATTGCTGTAGGTTGAATAAAAATCTTTGAATTTACTATTATCAATCGATGCAAAGATAATAATGGGGTTTTCACGAGATGTATAATTCTTGACTTTATCATCTACATAATGTGCTTCACATTGACCTGTTGTTCCGCAGAAGAATGATCCTAAATCATCTTTTTGACAGAGTACTATTTCCCTATTTTCGTTAATTCTGGCGTATACTTCTACGTTGTTCGTACTTAGCTTATCCACCACTACATATTGTTCCGTATCACCTATCTTCTGTTTCGCATAAAACCTAGATAATAACCGTAAGTGTGACCATTTATCGGTGTAATAGCGACTTACGTTGAGATAATCACCTGATGCACCGGAAGCATAAAAATTAATGGTATAACCTTCAGCACTTAATGCCGGCCACGATTGCCAGCTTGAAAACCTTCTAACAACTAAAGGCTCAATCAGCTTACTGGCAGGTACGTCATAAATTAGTCTCTTAAAAACTTCAAATTTTATTTCTTCATGAACAAAATCATAGATATTAATAAGAGGTTGATAGGTGTTATCATAAGCATTCCCCGCTGCGTCAAACACCGTTAGATTAGGTTTATATACTCCGGGCCATTTATACGTATGAACCGCGGTTAAATTAGATGAATATGTCCCATCACCAAAATCCCATCTAATTTTTTTGTTAGATATATTGTTTTCTGTAGAAAGAAGTGATGAACTTGTAAAATCCGGTATAAAGGTAAGAGGTGTTATATCTAATGTGTATGATGAAAGCTGACTTCTGCCTGTAACATCTTTAACATTATAATATAGGTAAGTAAAATTAGTTGAAGCCATTAGAACTCCCTTACAATAGACTGTATAGAAGGTGTAATAACTACGATTTTATTAACAAAATCTATAACATTATTAATGTAAGGGAATTTATAATAGGGTAATTGTGTATCTTGTGAAATAATTTTGATATCATCATAAGGATACACAGGGTTGTATATCACCATACTAACGCCTGGTACATAATAAGTATTTCCATTATATACAGTCTTCGTTTTAATGTTTTCTACACCTTCGAGAGCTAAAATTTGGTTTGTTATATAAGTAAAAGAAATTAATTTACCTAAATTATCAGCGGTCGTAGAAAAATAGTTTTTAAATATAGTATAAATTTGTATTTTTAATTCTTCTGGGTTTCTTTTAGCAGTAATATTTCTTGAAATTTCTAATGTAGCACCATTAGCAATATCAGGACTTAGGGTTATATTGGGTACTGCAACAGCAAAATCTAACCCAACGTATACCGGATCATTGATGATAGGTTCTGCTGTTGTAATTTTTATATCTAATACATCATTAAGAATGAGCTGCTTTTGTGCAGCGTTCAAATAATTAACCCGTGTGGTGAGTGATGTAAGTTTATTTAAACGTGGTACCGCGTAGATATAGATATTATTAAAGTTACAAGCATCAGCAAATTTAACTTGATTGAATAACACACGAGAATCTAAATTAGGCTTATCCACACCGAGATCAAAGTAATACTTTAAATGACCGGTTGTATAGTCCCAATTATTGACTACTTTTGAAGAACATATAATATTACCGTAATTTTTATCTACATATGTTTTAAAGTCGTCTGTGGTTATTAATCTATATTGACTTTTAAAAGTATTGATCGAATTGTTTTTAATATTTTGTACAGATTCTCTAAGCACATATTGTGTTGAAGGGTTACTATTAGTAAATAGTAGGAATGAACTGTTAGTATTATCGATAAGATTAAATCCTGTAGGTATTACATTTGCCTTAATATTATCAAATCTGGATGTTGAGTAAAAGAATAATTTACAGTTGTTTAACAGACCGGGGCCTACTTCTCCTTTTGTACCGTTAGTGCGAAGATAATAAATTGCTACTTCGTCGTTTGTATTCAGTTGTTTACCTGTTACGTTATTTCCAAATTTTATCTCGTAGCGCTCGTTTTCATTCATTCTTATTTCATATTTTTTGCTATTAGATTTTTCTAGAAATAGGGATTGTGATGAAGACCATTGCTCCCATGCAGGGTTAACAACAGAGTTATCCTTAACGTAAACATTAATATTAAAGTGATCCATTTCAATATTTTTACCATTTGAATCAACAACAGTTAGGGTAAGGGTTTCAAACGGTTCACCGGTTGCAAAATAGGAGGGGTATTCAGACCATATACCCTGGTATAGTAGTGTGCCTTCTTCGAGATCTGTTAATCTTTCTATACCGGTACCCGTCTTTGAGAATGTTACATCCTTATTAAAACTATAGTTTACACCGTTGATAGTAAAATACGAATATCTCGGTATGGTGTATGTGCCGGGTTGTAGTGAAGTGGTTGCTGTCGCTTCAAAAGATAGGATCGATGTTTGATAGCCTACAGGGCTATAGTTTAATATTTTTACAATCTTATTAACATTGTCATAAATTTCAGCGGTTGAAAAGTTACTCTCGGAAGCGGTTCTGTTCAAATAAAACAGTAAAACATGATATGAATATGCAACAATATCAATAATAGAATTTAAATTACTTCCTTCGTACTTTTGATCAGAAAAGACGTTGGTGTCATTTAGTCTTTGTATGATCAGGTTCTTTAAACTTGTAGCATCGAACGCTACATATCCGTCTGTTGGAAGTGTATAGTCGCTAAAGTCTGCCATAATATTTAATTAAATATGAACCCCGAATTACTTAATGTCCCTGGTATAGTAATGCCTGTTATTTTCATACGGGGTGCTGTTATGGTTAACAAAACATAGTATTGTTGTTGCTCTTCATCAGGAACGACTTTCAATTTTTCTATTGAGACTCTGTCCGATTCGTATAAGCCTACCCCTTTTCTAATTTCTTGACCTATTGTTTCTGCAATCCCTAAGGAGACAGGGTCAAATAAGTACCTACCTAAGCCTAGTCCAAAAGATGGATTTAGTATTTTTTGACCAGGAAATGTGTTAAAAAGATTAAAAAGTGATGATTTTATTGCACCTAAATCGTATAGAGCTTCCAAATCCCGTATTTCATCTTTCTTTAATAACTGATTATTTTGCGTATAATGCATAGTAAGATCTAACTTTATATCACTATAAGTATAGCTTTTTAATGATTTTGCCGGGGCTTTGATCGATTGTATTTTGATAGCCATTAAAATATTTATAAAAATAACTATTTTTAAAATAGGTAGGTCGAGAATAAATAATTATGTGAATAAGAGATTTGTCAAATTATTTGAAGCTAATATTACAAGATTTAACCATGGCGGCTTCTTAGCCAGTGATAGAGTTACTTTTATTGACAACGTTCTAAAGAATGATTACTTCAAGAAACAGCCTGAAGAAATAGCCGGTGCTGTTACAGCGCTTATGAATTGTGGATTAAACTTAAGAGTAAAGAATATTAAGTCCACGTTTCCAGCAGTAGGCGGCGCAGGCAACCCTGATAATCTTGGTTATAGCTTTGCAGTAGAGGTTGTACCAGAGATAGCTCCGGGTAAATTTGATTATAATAAAACAGTCACAGTACCTGCAAATTTACTTGTAAGGCACGATGACGGTATCAATTTGCCTCCGATACCTGATATATTAAAGCGAGCTGATAACTCTTATATTAAGCCCAAATTAGCTTCTGATATAAAACAAGACGAAGTTCCTTTCTACAGACCGCATAGTCAAACACATACTTCTAATGTAGATGGCAAAAATGTTGAGGGTGATCGTGAACTTTTAAATACCAACACAAAGATACCTTCCTCACCTGCGCACGGTGTTAAAGACCCTGCCATCGGTGACTTCCCCGATAGCTATACAAAAGCTTATCTTCCTACTGCTTAACGTCAGATAGCTGTATAAAGCAGCTATAACAATTAATTTCTTGATCTATAACAAACGCACTCCTGTACAAATGTTCAGCAATAATAATTAAGTATTGTTTTTTAAGCTCGTTATCAGCTTCATTTTTATCTATATGATTAAAAAGAGATCGTAGTAGATTAATATAATCGGAATTAAACTTTTGTTCGTTTTCAATAAGAGATTTTCTGATAGCAAGTACATTCCCGGATTTAATATTATTCGTTATTAGATCGAGAACGTCACTTTTATTACTTTCAGTTAATAATAATTCACCACTCGAACAATTCTTATGTATCTCATTAATACATTTTCTTAGATCAGGGTAAAAAGCTTTAACAAGATGAACGATTTTACTTCTATCATCCTCCGATACAGTGACGCCTTCATTTTTTAGTATATAGAGACATCTCTTTGCGACCCCAGCTAAGGGCGGTATAAGGTCGATACTTTGGCATCTACTTTGTAAAGCTGTAATAATTTTGTGCTTGTAATTTGCTGTAAGAATAAATCTTGTTATCTTAGAATACTCTTCCATAGTGTTACGAAGAGCTCGTTGGCCATCTATAGTAAGACCATCTGTTTCATCTAATACAACTACCTTTACTTTCCCATCAAAACTTCTTGTCTGCGCAAAGCTAG